GTCGCTGCATGTAACAGGGTTAATAGGAATTCTGCTGCTTCATTCATGTTGCGCTCCAATGTGCTGTAAGACTGCCTTGGCTGCGTCTACCTTCCAAGGTTTAATCAATGGGTTGTGGGCTATCTTTCCCCACTCTATAACTTGATTGTACCAAGCAGTATCAAATGCCTTGGCTTTCTCTTTCTTTGTTAAGCCACCACTGTCTAACCATGTGTGGCACTTGTAGCAAGCCCAGACCGTCATGCAGTCATCAGCTTTGATGCCTTTGCCCTTACCGTGTATTAGTTGGTCAGAGTGTGCAGCTACTGTTGTACTGCCTTCGTCACCATCGCAGTATGGATGAATCTTTAGCAGGCACTCGGCACCCTTAGCCAACTCTAGTAAATGTTTGTCTCTATACATTACGACATTGCCCTGGCTTCTACTCTGTTGTTAAAGCAGGTAATCTTGTAATGCTCGAACCTTAGTTTGGCAGCCTCCATGCGGTATTTCAGTTCCTCTTCTGTAGCCACTGCCTGCCTCATAGCCTGTAACTGGGTCTCATAGGTCATGGACATGTATGCGTCTATCTCTCGGTCACCCAAGGTCTTTTTGTCGCTGTTAGCCATCTCTGTAGCCTTTACAACTTTTAAGTAGTTCTCTATGTATGTCCGCTCTGCCTTTGCTTTGGCATAGATAGGGGCGCTATCCCGTATGTAATCTATGGCTTTCTGTGCGTCATCTTCACTCATCTTGTTCCTCTATGCTTTCGTTGATCAATTGTTGTTTTACCAATTCCAATGCACCAATGACTGTTGCCATGTACAAGGTTTCATCGTACTTATGTATTGTTTGAAATAAGTCTTCTATCAATCCATCAACAACTTTGCCTTGGTTAAGTATCATTTTTTTCCTTTTATGTCCCGATCGGAACATTTTTTATCACTTTAAAGTGTTTTTGTGCATTTATGACCCGTACGGGATATTTATCACTTGGTGGATAACAAAAGATAATTTGCATGAATTTTCAATGAGGTTCTTCGGCAGGCCAGCATCTAACCATCCATTGCTCACCATATTCCTTAATTATCTGTATTGGATAACCTTTGCTAATTATCCAGTCACTCATCTGACCATCTTTCTCAGGGTCGTATATGGCAGGGAAACCATACTTCCAGCCTTCAGGTGGGTCAACCCATAACCTTGCTGACTTTTCAGTTGTCAACGATTCTTTTACTTCTGGTGATTTCTCAACCAGTAATAACTTGTATTTGGTCAGCAATAAATCGTAATCCCGCTCTAAACCCTCAATCTGTTCACGCAATTCTTGCCGTGTACTCTTGTATGGTTCTGACTTGATACTTAAATCTTCCGACTTGATACTTAAATCATTGTCAGTCATAGCGGTCATTGTGAACAATTTAGGTGTGTTTTGTCCGTCATGGCGGGCAAATGGCGCGAGTGTGTCGCTAGTTCCTCTCTTGCGCCATAAACTCATAGCATTGCTGCCTCAATCTTTGCAATCATTTGATTTCTCTTTCGCAATTCAAGTTCGTATTCAATTAATAGCTTTTGTAACTCTGCTATTTCACCCTTCAAATGCTGTGCTTCAGTCTGAACTTTGAGGAAACTAACTTCACTCTCATCCTCGTAATCCAGTTCATGGAACGCACCTTCTAACGCTTTTAAATCAGTCATAAGTAAACCTCATAAGTGTTGATCGATTAGCGCCTGAACACCTGCGTCCAAGCTTCCATTGCCCATCTCCTTTAAGGACAATAGTTGAATGTTATTTAACTTTACTATAACTGTCAAGCCCTCTACCATTTGTTTTTTTATCTTCTTCGGTCTACCAGCACCCTTGCGTTTGCCACCCCATGTCCTGACTGGTCCTACAAAAGTAGCTTTGAACACCTCAGGCACTTTAAGGTACCTGTCATAGGTTGTCTCTTCCTTTGTTAGAACTGGATCAGACCAGTCAATAAAGTGTTTACTCACCCACCACACCTATCATGCGTAATGCGGCCTCAGGGCTGTCTATTCGGCACAAGGTACCACCAACCCACTTTTGGAAAAACTCGTCTTGCAGGGCTGTTAAACGTTTCTTAGAACCATCTTTGATTTCTACAAGAAATGTCGTATTTTTGTAACCCACAAGCAGGTCAACAGGTAAGCCAATGATCCACACATAAGCGCCAGCATCCCGCAGGGCTTTGACTATCTCTGCTTGATTTTTATCTACTCTGGCTGCGTATCTCATTCATTCGCCTTTTGAGGTCCGTGATTTGCTCTAAACCATTCTTCGCTTCCATAATATCTGCCTGTTCCAGCCACCACGTCATGGCCTTTACTTTGCCAACTTGCTTGATCTTCTTTTGGTAACGGGCTATCCATTCCTTCGCTAAACACCAACGCATTTCCTCCAAGGTCTCCAGTGAGGAATAGTGCGTGATCAATCGCTGACGGTAAGACTGAGAGTCCTCGTTTTCTAGCTTCAAGTAAATCATGTGCTTGCTGTTTGTTCATACTCTTTAATCCTTTTACCAATCCATGCCATAACGGGAACTGCCATCGAGTTACCCAATGCTTTGTATCTTGCTAAATCTGTCGCACCCGCTATATCTGTATAGCCATCAGGAAAGCCCTGCAACCTTTCAACTTCGACTGGCAGCAAACGCCTGACATCGTCAAATTCAGCAACCAAGTGAGTAGTGCGAACATCTCCCACATCAAAAGTGTTTAGTGTATTTGCTTTGCCATCATCTACCCAAGTTTCATAGTCGTCAACCGTTTGGGCTCTTCTGCTTTTCCTGAATGCCTGCACAAGCGGTACGTTTCCACCACCAGTGCCCCAACGCGAGGTAACGGTTTGGCACACATCACCCATTAATTTGACTCTGCTGTCGGCAGGGTGCATCTCATAGACAATGCTTTGTGGAGTATCACCGGCAGTTTCTTGCCTTTTTTCTCTGCCCTGCGAAGTATTCCCTCTGAGGCTTTCGGGCTCAAATAGTACTTTTGCGGATGCTGACCAGTCTCCAAGACATCCAACAACAAACACTCTTTTGCGTCTTTGGGCGACTCCAAAGTATTGAGCGTCAAGCACCCGATAGGACCACCCATACCGGAGTTCCCCCAGCGCCCCAAGGAAGGAACCAAAATCCCTTCCTCCGTTTGAACTGAGAACACCTGGCACGTTTTCCCATACGCACCACTTGGGTCTAAACTTGTTAAGAATTCCACAATAGGTAAGGGCAAGGTTGCCTCTTGGGTCTTCAAGCCCTCTTCGCAGGCCGGCAACGGAAAAAGACTGGCAAGGTGTTCCACCTGCCAAAAGTTCAATTGACTCAAGATTCCACTCCTTAAATTTGGTCATGTCCCCAAAGTTGGTGACGTTTGGATAGTGATGCGCTAAAACCTGCGATGGGAATTTCTCTATTTCTGCAAACCCAACCGGTTGCCAACCAAGCGGATGCCAGGCCACAGTAGCTGCTTCGACACCTGAGCAAACAGAAAGGTACTTCATTTGCGTAACCTCTCTATTGCTGCTCTGATTTCTGGTGGCATTGGTACTGCTTCTTTAAACTTGGCCTCTACCGCAAGCAGGGCAGGATCTCGCTCGAATTTGCTTGGCACGGTAGTGAACACCTGGTCGGCCTTGTTGACCAATCCCTGCTTCTGGTTTCTGACCCAATTACGCCACGTGGCAAACCAATCAAGCTTGACACCCTGTTGACCAGGTTTGGCAATCCAGTAATCTTTGAAACCGTCAAACACCTTTTGTGGGTCAAGGTCTGATCTTTCTTTCCGACAAAATTCTTTCCAATCATCTGTTAAACAAAAATCTGCTTGGAGGCGCGAGCCTCTATTCTGCTTAACAACTGTGTTATGTGTAATAGGTAATGTGTTATGTGTAGCATTGCATTCGGATTGCGTTGGCAATGCGATCGCATCCTTAGCCTTATTCCATCTGGCTTTAGCACTCTCACTGGCCTTCTCTGACTTCTCTCCAATTTTTGCTATTTCCTTGTTAGCCCTGTGATGTATCCATCCATCTTCGGTTTGTATAAAGTACTCTCGCAAAACGGACGTAATGCAATCGCTATGCGAACGCATACGAATTTGTCTAGCAGTTTCAGTCAAATCAAGTGGTATCGGACATTCGTGAAGATAATACCAATCAAGCAATCGCCTGTAAGCAAGGTCTTCTATGTCGGAAAGGTGGGCAGTGTGACTTTGGTAGTCGCCAATATTAAATTGAAAGTAATGCATGAAGCATCTCCGCAAATCTCCCAGAAGAAACAGTCGGCAGGCGGGGAGTTCGCTCTTCGGTACGCTCATGACTTCGCACCTAGCCGTGTTTCAAACTACTATATCACTGATCAGGATTAATGACGATTTGTGGCTTTTGCAAGTCTTGCAACATTTCTAGGAATAGATTGGCTACATGATTGCTGACGCTGTAGCCTTCAGTAGGCTCGGCAATGATCTGAACACCCAAACTACCGTCTTCCTTGTCTGTCAACATTATGTTTACTGTGTGCATGTTTCTTCCTTAAACCACTCTGGCCTTTTCTCTTTTAATTGATAGACACGCAGGTCAGGAATCTTGTTGGTTTTCTTATATTTGTAAGCTGCTGGCGCTGTTATGCCAAGCACCTTTGCTAGTTCATACAAAGTGACGTTCTTCGGTAAATCGGTGACTTTCATTGCTTTCCTTGTAGTTGTTAACGGTGCGATAATAGCGCAAACTACAACACCATGCAATAGAAACTACCTATCGTTTCTGACAAACTAATAGAAATAAATGTTTAGGTGATGTCGCTAAGTTGATGTAAAGTCTCTTCATGCCATCAGAAAACGATGGTTAACAGGAGCAAAGTAATGGAAGAACCTACAACTCAATGCCCAGCATGTGGCGCAGAAGATTACCACTCGTACCAAGTTCAGCAGGGTCAAGGCGACCCAAGTGAAACATGGTGTGAGTGCCATCATTGCGATACAAGTTTTTATGGTGTTGTACCTTGGGAGTAGAAATGGATTATTTAGATTTTTGGCAAAAGGGTTTTAAGGAAGGCAAAGACTTTACCTTAGACGAATTAAACAAACATTGTGAAACTAATTTCGAAAACTTAGTTGAACTAATTTTGTATGTAAAAAGTGTTGAGGTAAGTAAACAAAACAAGGCACAAAATGTTGAAGTTTGATCGGTTTTCTAACCATACATACTTTACTCATGGCAACATAAAAACCAATGAACTTGGTAATGTGTTTGTTAAGACTGGTAATGACTATGTTGCACAAAACGGTGACTACATAAAAAAAGTAGGCCCCACTTATTTAAACCTGCGAACTGGAGTTAACTCAAACTTTGGTGACCCTTTTGGAGATGATGATGAATGATTGGATTGAGGTTGACTTGGGCGATCTTGGTGTATGCGATGTGCAGTATGACTATTGTGCAGGCGATCCTAGTTGGGGCGAACCAGAATCATATGAGTTTAGGGTTCTGTATCGTGGTGACGAAGATGGCAGCAGAAAAGGCTTGGACATTACCGACACCCTAAATGGCGACCAGTTAGATTACATAGAAGAAGAAATAAAAGAACTAGAACACAAACTTTGGATTGCATATGGGCCATAGCATTGCATGGACAAAAGACTTTAGCACTTGGAATATGAAAACCTCTCAATTTGTTAAACACATACAGTGGGAAGACATCAAGCTTCTTATTGTCTACCATAGGCTATATGAAGACATGTATAGCATTGACGAAGTGCAAACCCTTGATGGACAAAACATCATCGATATGTTGCGCGACAGAGTAATACAAGCACTGGAGAAAATGATATGAAAGTAAAGAGTTTATTTGAGCAGTACAAGCAGGAATTTATGCAATCAAGTGTGACGTATTGTTGCTACTGTTGCGAACCACAAGAAGAAAAAATAGGATGTTGTTTTGAAAACCACTTTGTTGAGTTTAAAGATCTATATCCTGAAGACCAACAGGCCATCATCAATGAAGAGTTAGAACTAGTATTTGGAGCAGAATAATGAGTGTAGAGAACCTACTTAAACTGAATGTAAACGAGCATACAGAGAAGAAAAATGGCCTAACATACCTATCATGGGCATGGGCATGGGCAGAGGCTTTAAAGGCCGATCCAGCAGCTACATATAAGATAGAAATGTTTGATGGCAAACCATTTGTAGACATTAATGGCACAGCAATGGTGATGGTTACTGTTGTTATGTTTGGCAAACCAATGACCTGCCAATTGCCTGTCATGGACTACCGCAACAAAGCTATTCCTAATCCTGATGCGTTTGCGGTCAACACAGCCATTATGCGTTGCATGACAAAGGGTTTGGCATTGCATGGTCTCGGTTTATACATTTTTAGTGGCGAAGACATTCCCGAAGAAGGCGGTGTTAGACGCAAAGGCGATGGTCCAATAATTACTCCCAAAGGTAACCCAACGGTTAACGAGGAAGACGAAGAGTTCCTTCGTGAGATGGCAGCATCTTGCGAGGATCTGGTCAAAGAAGGCAAAGCAAAAGAAGCATCTGAAATGCTCGACGAAGCAATGCTAGATAGTGATCAAAAAATATGGCTCTGGGGATTGCTAACAGCACCAACCAGATCCGCAATTAAAAAACAGAAAGGCTAATCATGGAAATCTCAGTCGAATGGAAAGACGGTAAGTACCCCTCTTTCAACTTAATCTTGGCATCTAAAGCAGGCGTAGACCCGTTTATCACTATCAAGAGTTGTAGCATCATGTCAGGCAGTAAGGGTGAATTTGTTAAGTACCCATCTAAGAAGATGGACGATGGCAAATGGTTTAACTACATTTATGCCAACGAGAAATTTAACTCCGTGGTGATGGAAAAGGCTAAAGCTGCAAAGCAAAATACCCCCGTAAAAACTGTGCAAGACATGGACGATGACGTGCCATTCTGATGATGGACGAAGAACTCAAACCTTTATGCTTTCACTCTAGAAAGCAATTTATGGAATGGTTAGCCCTCGCACGATTGGTCAAGG